TCGATCTGGTTCTCGGTTTTTTTCGCGCGGATCTCCGAGCCCTTGTAAATTCTTAGTTCGCGTTTCATGCGGTTAACTCCTCCGTTTGTTCTTTCGCTCGGATCGTCGCGAGACTGCGAAAGACTTCGATCGTTATCGCTCGAATGATTCGCGAGGTCTCGCGCTCGACGTTGGTCGCGATCTCGAAAAATTGACCGTCCTTCGCGCGCAGCCGGATCCCTTCGACCAGGTCCTCGAGGAATTTCGGCGCCGCGCCGGCTCCCTCGCCTCCGGAGAGCTCGTCGACGGCCTCTGATATCGAGACCAGGACAGGCAGGAATACGTGTCTAAAGGCATCCGGACCAGGCTTCGAGCGCGCCTGAATGCGCCTAAATGCGTCGTTAATCGTGGCGGAATAGATCCGGAGGAGCGATCGGCCGATTTTCTTAGCGGGATCCGCGGCCGGCTTGGCCTTGGCCTTCGGTGCCGGCGCGTCCGGATCGTCCTCGTCCCCGCCGGCCGCGGGGATCGCCGCGTCCGGATCCGGAGTCCTGGCCGGAACGGTCGCACCTTCCTCCGACATAATTCCCATATTGACCGGCTGCCAGTACAGATTGCTCCCCGGCTGCGAGGTCGGCTCGAGATGCTCGAGTTCGAGAATGTCGTCCGTACACAGAAACCCCCATTGCTTGCCGGCGGAGTAGAAGTCTTTGCGCGAGGCCGCGTCCGGCATGACCAGAGGCCGGGTATCGTATTTCGGGAAAAATTTTCCGCTCGAGCGGCCGACCTTGGGGAAGAGCTTGCGGCTTACCTCTTGCTGATCGGCTTTGATATGCGGGTTAAGGCCGTAGGTTAGGAACTCGGCGCCGAGCTGCTCGGTGTTCGCGCGATTCGATTTTCCCGAATCGCCGATCATGTGCGGAGGTACGCCGAAGACGGAGCAGACCTCGACCCGCTGATACTCGCGCGTCTGCAGGAATTGCGCTTCCTCGGCCGTGGACGAGATCTTTTCGTACTTGATCGCTTCCTCGAGGACCGCGAGCCGATGCGCATTCTCGCCGCCTTGCGCCTCGTTCCAGGATTGTTTTAGATTCGCGCGCGCTTTGTCCGAGAGCTTGCCGGGGTGTATCAGGATCCCGCCAGGCCGCGCGCCATTGGCAAAGAGCTTGCCGCCGAATTTTTCCGCGGCGAGCGCCAGGCCGAAGACCTGCCGCAAGAGGAAGCTCGTCGAAAGGCCGAGCCGCGCATCGATCGAGAGGCCCGGAACGTGGAGCATATTCTCGGCGAAGATGGTGCGCTGCGGTCCTTCGGTATTGGACTCGATCCCCGGAATCGTGACGTCGTCCAGGCCTTCGGAGGTCTTGTAAACCAGTAGCCCGCTATGGGTGCGGTACGGTTTGCAGCGCGCCGGGTTGCGCGGCCATAGCGCGATTGCGTTGCCGGCGCCGTTGCGCTCGATCTCGGCGTAGGAGTTCCCCCAGATGCATCGATGCACCATGAGAGCTTTTTTGAATTGGAAGGCCGTCATTTCGATGTTGGGCTCGTTCTCGAACAGATCGAAAAGATCGTGATCGAAGGCGAGCCGCTTACCGACGCGCTTGTTATTCGCGAGGTATCGCTCGTAGATGTTGAAGTCGAGCGCCGCGATGGTGTTCGCGAGGAGCTGGACGCAAGCGAAGCCGGTCGAGACTTGGAGGACGGTCATCTCCGAGACGCGGATCCCGGAGTCGGTCGCGCCGCCCTGCCAGATGTCGAGCAGCCATTCGGCCGGGAAAGAGAGCGGAGTTTGCGGATTTTCTAGTGAGCTGCGCAACTCGGCGAGCGACGTTTCGCGCTCGGCGATTTGCTGATCGAGCGCGGCCTTGCGATCGACAAAGCGGCGATCGAGGTCTTCGGCGCGCGCGAGACGGACGATCTGGCCGAGCGCGACCGAGGGATTTTCGTCGAGGATAAATGTCTGATCGCTCACAGTGAAAGGATCCCCCTCGAGTCGTAGGTCGAGGAGCCGCTCGCCTCGCCTGGCGCGTATTGCGCGCGGCCTAACGCCATGACCAGCGCGACGGCGCCGTCGATTTTTTCCGTCTTGCGGCTTTTATTCGGTTTTATGTTGCCGGCCTCGTCCTCTTTAATTACGAGGTTCGAGATATTCCAGGTAAGGACGGGATTGGCGAGATGTGCGATCTTTTTTCCGAGGACCAGCGTCTCGAGGTTCTTGGTCGGCTCGGACATCGATGCGAATCCCTGGCGGAATTCGACCATCGTTACTCCGGACTCGGTAAGCTGATTGGCGAGCTGTGTCGCGTTCCAGGGATCGAAGGCGACCTCCTCGAGCTCGTAGAGGTCTTTGTCCTCGAGGATCTTGGCCTTTACGACGTCGTAGTCGATGACGTTGCCGTCCGTCGCGTGGATAAAACCCTCGCGGATCCAGACGTCATAGGCGACGCGATCCTTCGCGACGCGCTCGGCGACGTTCTCGGCCGGGACGTAAAACTCCGGGATGACAATCCAGACGGGATCCTCCGCGGTCGGGAAAAATAATTTGAGGTAGCACGTTAGGTCGACCTTCGAGGAAAGATCGAGGCCCGCGACGCAGCGTTTACCAGCCAGGCGCGCGATCGTAAAGTCGCGGAGGACCTTCGCGTCATCGAAGCCGTTTCCCTTGGCGAGCGCGAAGCCCGCGCAAGCGTTCCACTTGTCGAGCGACATCCAGCGCGTATCCTGCTCGGTCCATTTATCGAGATGCAGCCGGAGGAAAGCGTTTTGATAGGTCGGGACGTTTTTCGCTTTGACCGCTTTGCCGCGCAGATCGTCGAGCTTGCAAGAGACGCCGAGGTTAGGATTTGCCTTCGGCCAGGTCGCCTCATTTTTCCAGTCGTCTTTCGCGTCCAGGCCGTAGACGATGCAAAAGAGCCGATCGTCTTCCTGGACTCCCTCGAGGACGTTCTCGCAATAGGCGTGCTGCTTCCAGCACGGCGACTCGCGATCGCTGCCCGCGGTCGTAATGGTGAATGACATCGGCTGCCGGCGCGCGCCGGTCGCCGTGTCCAGGACCTCGGAGACTTTCGCCGTTTTGTGCGCGTGGTACTCGTCGACAATCGCGCCGTGTATGTTCAGGCCGTCGAGCGTGTCCTCGTCCGCGCCGAGCGGCTCGAACTTCGACGCCGTTCCGGGGATGCACATATTGTCGCGGAATTGCTGGATTCGTTTGGCGAGCGCCGGCGAGGCCTTGCGCATGCGCTCGGCTTCCTTAAAGACGATTCTCGCCTGGTCTTTTTTTGTGGCCGCACAGTAGACTTCGGCACCAGGTTCGCCGTCGCCGGCGAAGAGGTATAAACCGATCCCGGCCGCGAGCGTGGATTTTCCGTTCTTTCTCGATACCTCGACGTAGGCCTCGCGAAAACGCCGGAAGCCATCGGCGCGCCGCCATCCGAATAAGCAGTAAAGGATAAATTGCTGCCACGGCTCGAGCACGAAGGACTGCCCGGCCCACTCGCCTTTCGAATGCTTTAAGAATTGAAAAAAGTCGATTACGTCCTGTGCCGCTTCTGGATCGAACCATAGGCCGCGTTTTCCCCCGACCTCGAGGTCCCGCACATGCCGCTTGCAGGCAAGTACGGTTAGGCGACATGCGGGGATCTTTCCCGCGATGACGTCGCGCGCGTACTTTTCCGCCGGGTGTTTTAGGTCGATCAATTCGGTTTGACTCCGGATTTCGCAAGCGCTTCCGCGCTGCGCGCGGCCTTGCCGGCGAGATACTTTTCGTAAGGATCCTCTTCGGTCGGCTTCTCGACGCGGATCTTGGTGCGACTCGCCGGCGTCATGCCGAACTCGACGAGGTACGACTTCATAATTTTCAGAGCGTCGAAGGCGATCGAGAGCGCGGGATTCTTTTTGTACTTAACGCCGACGAGCTCTCGCATCTCGCCGTGTCCCTGCATGATCGGCTCTTCGACCATGAGGCCGAGCTTGTCGATCTCTTTCTCGGCTTTCATCCAAAGCGCGAAGGCATGGCAATACGCCGCGAGAGCTTTTCCGTCCGCGCGGCCGAGGACGCGCATGTCGGACAGGATCGGAACGATGGACTTCCATTCCGCAATCGCCTCGAGGGAAAGATCCGGAGGCATGTCCGGGACCTCCGCCGCGGTCACAGGCTCCGCGTCGTTTTGCTCGCGGTGTCCTGGATTGCCGCGGAGATTTTTTACCGCGGTCGGTAGTGGCCGGCGTCCCTTCCCCATCTAGGTTTGCTCCTGTTTTTGTAAATCCTGAGTGACCAGCGCGCCGAGCGTGTCGGCGGAACTGCAGCCAAAGTCCGCGGAAAAGTTTTTCGCCCAGATGGGATCTCCGGACCATTTCTCGCCGATCTCGGCGATCGTCATGGTTAACAAATACACTTCCGATGCGCCGGAAGCCGCGCGCCGGATCTTGCGATAGAGCGCGGACCATCCGTCGGATACGGTCGGATAGATGGTGATCGGCGCGCCGTGCGGTCCGACGCTGCGAATGACTCCATAACCGAGATCTCCGTCATCGGTTATGTCGCCGGGATTATTTGCGCGCGTCGGGATTGATCCCGCGACGCCGAAACCTTCTGCTACGCCGACGGACTTCGCGAAACGTTCGATGAATTCGTTAGTTACCATTGCCGCAAGTACCCTCCGCTCTCAAAACCCCTATAAAACGGAAAATTCCAATTACGCGGGTGTGTCTAAGGCCCTAGCGCGACGGTCTGCAGCGCCATCGTTTCCGCAGAAGACACCCCCCTATCCCCTCTTCCACTCTTAGCAGCGTGTAGCACATGACTCCGATACGCTCTGATCGCCGGGACGTCGACGAGTCGTGTCTTGCGATCGTGGCATCGCGCGCAGCATCCCTGCAGATTGTCGATAGAGTTCTCGCCGCCGGCATTCTTGGCGACGATGTGATCGGCGACGGTCGACGCCGCGAAACCGTTGCAGATCGTGCGATAGGCGATCTTGCAGAGCGGATCGCGCGCGAGGCACATCTTGCGCAGCCGCATCCACTCGCCGCGGCTCGAGTATCCGCGCGCATGCGCGTTGCCGCGCTTGTCGTCGTACTCTTTTGCTTTCTTGTTTATTAGATCGACGTGGCGCGCGCAGTAGCGACCCGCGCACAATTGTCCGCATTGTGCGTGTTGGCATACTCGGCTGGCGCGTGTAGGCATTAGCCTGGCTGTGCTCCATGTTGCGGATTCGATGGCGGAGGAGTTGCGCTTGCTGTTGCTGTGGTGCCTTCGCCTTCGGGTGTGTTCTGCTTCGCGAAGTAATCGTCTTTCGTCGACTTACCTAGAACGAAACCCATCAGGACCGACATATAACCGATGTAGGTCGGCGTCAGTTTTCCGAACCAGTGCATTACGTGGCCGGAAATAAAAAACGCTATAACCATTGCCGTATGCCGTCCTCGACATGCGTCGATAACCCATCCGATCGGATTGCGCACGGCGACGGCTTAAATCTTCGCTTCGATCGTCGCCGCGATCGCGCGCGCTTCGCCCGCGATAAAGGTCGTATCGGCCGCGGCCGCGGTTTTCAATCGCGCCGCGAATGACACTAAGTCGGTACGAGCGATCGAGCCGATCTTCTGGACATCGGTCGCGATCGTGGATCCGACTTGCGAGACGGTTTCTCCGGACGCGAGCAGCCGGCCGACAAAGATCGCAGTCGCTCCGAGAAAAACCGGAAGCGCGACCTCAGGATGTTTTATGGATTGAGCTGCTCCCGCCAGGACGGACAGGAAACCGGCGACCTCGACGACGAGGCCGATTTTTTTGCTAGACATGATGTTTTGCTCTCCCCGAGCTTGCTACTAGGCGTGTAGTAGTTACCGTACAGGGTTGCGCAGAGAGCGGATATAGGCGTGCAACTTAGGAGTTAACAGTTGGAGTGAAAAGCGGAGCTCCGCCGGACATGGAGTCTCGGCGGAGCTTTAATCGTCGGCTTTTTTTAGGAAGTCTATTTGCTGACCGCGTCGACGTAGCGAGCGGTTACTGCGGACATCTCGACGACGATCTCGCGGCCTTTGATCGGACACGCGGAATTCATGCATTTGCAGCGAACCTCGCCGCTTAGCGATCCGTTCGCGTTTTTCAGAACCTCGCGCGTCGAAAACGCGGATCCGCATCCGCAAACCAGATCCGGACGGAGAAAAACGCGGATCGCTTCCGCTTTCGCGGTCGCTGCAGCGTGCGCGCTTTCTGTCGCCGGCGTTTTTGTTGCTGTCTCTGTCATTGGATCGCCTCCCGCTAAAACCATATATCAGGAATCACATATTTCGAAATCATATACCGGGAAAGTAAGGCTCATGATCCTCGCTTCCCCGGCATTTGCGACGAAGTTACGCGGCCCGCGATCGGTGTCTTCCCGTCGCCTGCGGCATGAGATCCGGATCGCTCTCGAGCGTAACCGGCTCGGCGATCTTTTCGACTAGAAAGCGGCCGTTCTTGCGCGGCTCGACTTGGTCGTCGAAGGTTATCGATTTGATGGAGTAGCCTTTGGCGCATGTGTACAAATTCTGCTCGCCTGTCGGCCCGGTGACTCGGAACAATCCCCACTGTCCGCGGAGAACGGCTGCGACGTCCAGCGTCTCGATCTTGTAGCCAATTTCCATTTGCAAAACCTCCCCTAGAGATTGAGACTCGCGCCGGGTTGCGGCGAAAATCCCTTTAGCCGTTCTACCACTTTTCGTCGACTTACTCCACGAATCACTAGTGGAGTCACCTTTGCTTGCTCGCCTCAGTTAGTTCCTCCGGAAGCACTGGAACCGCGAAGAAGTCGGCGTAGAAATATTTTCCCAGTTCAAAAAGCTCTACTGCCGCGGGATTGTCAATTTGCATTTCGATTGTCCCCGACGGAGTCGCCTTCTGAAAACGCTGATCCTCGGGGATTTTGTCGTCGTACGTACACGAGAGCTTGATGCTGCTCCCGCCCCAGGAATGCTTCGCGATGCTGTCGACGCGGAACTTCGCCCTAACTTTGTGTGTCATTTTGGCTTTCTCCAGTGCGGCTTTCGCCGCTGTTACGATCCGCTCCGTTGTGGCGTCAATGTCCGCCTGGTCAATCGGTCGCGGTCCTAATCTTCGATGTGCAAAACAGTCTCCGTCTATCATTAGACCCTCGCTTTCAGATTTTCCGCATCTCCGTTTCCGGATCCGCGATGATCGTCTCGTCGCCGGATGCGTCGAGCCGGACGACGTGATACTTCAACAGGCCGTTAAAACGGCTCGCAAGATAAATCCCGGTTTCGCCGGCGTGCTGATTTGGTCCCGTCAGTTTCACGCGATCGCCGAGCTCGACGCGATTCGGATCCGCCGTTTCGTAGTTGTCGGTAAGTCCAAAATTCCTAACAGTCATGCCGGGTGTCCTCCATTGCACAAAAGAAAAACTCGCAAGGCCTGATAAGCAGAGCGGAGGGATCGGCTCTGAGTTTACCGACATATCCGGCCGCGGGCAGATGCGCGGGAGGACGTCGGGAGGCAAAGGCGCAAGCCGATCCCTTACTGCAGGAACAGCCAATCGGACGCGCGCACAATACCGCGGCTTGGATATTCTATTAATCCGGCCGTCCGCAATCGCGAAACGTTTTTCTCGAAGCTCGAGCTCTTTACGTGTGTCCCGGTGACGTTCGCGAGCTCCTCGCGGCTTAGTTGCGCGCGCGGATAATCCCGATAGATCGCTTCGAAGAGCTTGCGCTGCGGATTGGTGAGGATCGCCGCGCCGCGCTCATAGATCCCTTGCGCGGACGGTGCCTCGACCGTGCCGGCGAGCGCGCGGCCTTCGGCCGTCAATGTCAGATGTCCGCGATCCGGATAGTCGACCAGGCCGGAGGTTTTCAGGGATGAGACATTTTTCTCGAAGCTCGAGCTCGTCGGGGATGCGCTCGACCAGAATGCGACGGCCTCGCGCGACGGTTTCGTCTGCTCCGCGGCTTCGAGCTCGGCCAGAGAGCGAAGGATCTTCGCTTGCGGCCGCGTGACGCCGTCCGGGGTTTCGATCTCGCGGACGTCGCCGCGGAGCGTCTGGACTTTGTCGCGATGGAAGTACGGCTCGGTTGCTGTCCAGGTCGTAGCCGGCGGATCGCCGCGCCGCGTCTTGCTCGGTACCGCGGGAGTCGCCGTCGCCCTGGCCGTATTTAACGCCTTGGCGACCTTGGCGATCAAAGATCGATCGATCTCGAGCGCCTCGACGAGCCTGGCGACGACGGGGTTAATCC